TGGGAGGCTGATGGAGTACTTGATGAACGAATAAAAAGTATTCAAGACATGGTAGCAAGGCGGATTATCCAAAAGGATATCGCCAAAGCCATGAACGTAAGTGAGAACACTCTTATCAAATTGAAACGTTCTCATCCCAGGTTAAATCAAGCATTTATTAATGGCGATGATGAACTGAAGTATAAACTCATGGATGCACTCTTTCAACGAGCNGTTGGTATGGANTATGAGGAAGTACAAACCATCATTGAAGAAACATCATCGGGNACGAAAAAACGTCTTGTGAAAACCAAGAAGAAATCACTCCCCGATTTTAATGCACTCAAATACTTATTAATTATCAAATTCGGACGTGAGTTCAACGAACGTAAAGAAGAAATAGANATCATGCTNAAACGCATAGAAAAAGGCGAGGAAACCTGGATTAATGAACATAGTGATGAAGAAACCCTCGGAGTTGTCAATATACGAAAACAACCCAAGAAATAATGATGCTGCAGTTGATGCTGTAGCCAATAGTATCAAAGAGTTTGGATTCAAGGTTCCGATTGTGATTACCAAGGATCTGGTTATTATTGCTGGCCACACTAGGCTCAAAGCAAGCCTCAAACTTGGATTAGCAACTGTTCCTTGTATTGTTGCTGATGACCTCACAGAAGGGCAAATCAAGGCCTTTCGTTTGGCAGATAACAAGACAGCAGAACTTGCGACATGGGACTTTAGCAAGCTTGAAGAGGAACTTGAACATATCGATATGGACATGCTTCAATTCGGATTTGAAGATTTACACTCAGATGTTCCAGATAATGCAAGTGATGATGACTTTGACCCTTCGGATGAAATCAGTGAAACACCTTACTCTGAACTTGGGGATATCTATCATTTAGGTAATCATAAAGTCATGTGTGGCGATTCCACTAAGAAACAAGATGTTCACAAACTCCTNGANGGNCANAANATNGATATGATNTTCACGGATCCACCATACAATGTGGANTATGAAGGTNCAGCTGGAAAGATTAAGAATGACAAGATGGAAGACAANAGCTTCTATCTTTTTTTNTTAGATGCTTTTACAAACATGTTTGAAGCAACCAAAGAAGGTGGAGCAATCTATGTTTGTCACGCTGCGACTGAGCTGAAGAATTTTTTACTTGCATATCTAGAAGCTGGGTTCAAATACGCAGAACAATTGATCTGGGTTAAAAATGCGTTGGTATTAGGTAGACAAGACTATCACTGGCGACACGAGCCTATTCTTTATGGATGGAAAGAAGGTGCAGCTCATTACTTTATTGATGACCGCACACAGGATACTATCTGGGAATACAACAAACCAAAACGGAATGATGTTCATCCAACGATGAAACCACTAGAACTATGTGGTAGAGCAATAGCGAACTCATCAAGAGTAAATGAGCATGTCTTAGATTTGTTTGGTGGTTCAGGATCAACAATGATCGCATCAGATCAGCTTCAAAGAAAAGCATACCTAATGGAGCTAGATGAAAGGTTTGTTGATGTCATTGTGAAAAGATACATCAGACATAAAGGATCAAGTGAAAACTGCTATCTGATCCGTAAGGGTAAGAAGATATCACTGGATACGATTAATGACTTTCAAAATTTATCACTATAGTGAGCATTTAGTGTCGAAATGACTTGATATAAAAGGTCTTTAGAGTGATATATATATATATACCAAAAGGTAGAAAGTAGGTCACAAAATGGATAAACAAATCAAGTTATCAGAATGGATTCAAAGATTTAATANAGGTGAATTTGATAANNCTGATAGNAAANCTCAAATTGAAGCTGGGTGGTTCGATTGGTTTTGTAGAGATTCAAGTCTAGCAAACAAAACAAAGAAGATGGGAAACATCATCAAGCAAATCAAAACAGGNGGAAAGGTTGACCTTGAAACNAGTTATGTCTGGTTCAAAAACAACTGCCCACTTAACGGTCCACTTTATGATGATTTCAGAATTGCAGACATTGATAGCAACAATAACCTCTTTGTGGTTCAAATCGATTGTGTGTGGAACGATTCAAGATACACAGTATTCGAAAGACTTGATGGATTTGAAAAACCAGTCTTTCAAACAGACTCATCCAGAGAACTAGTGAAATGGTTCAACAAAGGATGGGCAAAGTAATGTTTATTGAATACAATGCGCATCCTAAAGGGATCAAAACAACAGACTGTGTCGTTAGAGCAGTTAGCACCGCTTTAAACAAAGATTATATGGAATGCAGACGTGAACTGAATCAACTCAAACGAGATTGGAAGTTTAAGAGCTACAAAGATACTGAGTTCTTATACAAGTATTTTGAAGGAAAACCTAGACTCATATTCAAAGCAGTAAAAGGTGAACCAAGAATCAAAGGTTCTGATTTTACTGGTTTACATCCAGAAGGAACTTACATCCTAAAAATGACTGGACATGTTACAGTATGTAAAGATGGCGTTATCATGGATACTTGGGACTGCACATACAGAAGCGTCTATACAGCATGGAAGATTGACTAAAGGATAAAAACATGAAAACAAATTTTATACGCAAAGCAACCTCATCAGAACTGATACCACATGATGAATTTCTCATTGAAAAACAAAGTCATCATTGATAAAGACCTATTCGAATGTTTCATCAAAGATCCACTCAATGACTATGATTTTATCAAAGAGAATCTTGAACACATGTATTGTGACCAAGATGAAGTGTTCCACTGTATCTTTGTAACATCCGATTCACACGATTTTGGTATCCTGGTTGAAAGCGAAGGATATCATTATGCAAGATATACAGCTTATTTACCAAAAGCAGCACTTAAATAGGTAATAACATTCAAAGCAAACTAGGGAAGCTCATCAGCTTCCTTTTTCTTGCTAGAAAGAGGACAACATGAAAATCATAACAAGCGAATCAGTCTTTAGTGGACATCCGGATAAAATCTGTGACCAAATCAGTGATGCGATACTTGACGCAATCCTGGAACAAGACCAGGCAGCAAGAGTAGCAGTTGAAACAGCAATCAAGGATGACTTAGTCGTTATCTTTGGTGAGGTGACAACTACTGCAAGCGTTCAATTCTCAGATATCGCAAAACGAGTACTCAAAGAAATAGGGTACATGGAAGAGTTTTGTATATTAGAAAAGATATCCAAACAATCTCCAGACATTGCACAAGGTGTTAATGAAACCCTAGATCATCAACAAGGTGCTGGTGATCAGGGGATGATGTATGGATTTGCATGTAATGAAACACCAGAACTCATCGACCACTACCGATTATGGTTGCGCATGAAATATCCAAAGAAATAGATACACTTAGAAAAGCTAAGTATAATTACATCTTTGGTCCAGATGGTAAATGTCAAGTATCTGTAAGGTATGTAGATGGACAACCATTCGCATACGATACAATTATTGTTTCTGCTCAAACTAGACCAGAAGCATCATTGTTATTAGCAAAAGAAATCATTATCGAAGAAGTACTTAAACCACTGATAGGTAAAGACCTAAGTGGTATCAATATTTTAATCAATCCAACTGGAGCATTTGTCATCGGTGGATCTTATGGAGATTCTGGGTTAACTGGTAGAAAGATTATTGTAGACACCTATGGAGGTTATGCAAAACATGGTGGTGGAGCCTTTTCTGGCAAGGACGTAAGCAAGGTTGACCGCAGTGCGAGTTATTATGCCAGATTCGTAGCAAAAGCCCTTGTGGAGGCAGAATTGGCCGACACGTGCGAAGTCTGTGTGTCCTATTCCATCGGTGTAGCAAATCCAGTGGCAGTGTCAATTGATTCCTTTGGTACTGGTAAACTATCAGATGATCAATTGTTTGATTTGGTGAATCAACACTTTGATTTCACTCCTGGAAACATTCGTAAAGAATTAGAATTTGAAAATGTGAAATTCCAGGAGCTTGCAAAGTATGGACACATGGGCAGAGAAGATTTACCTGTTCGTTGGGAACATGTTGAAGCAAAAGCAGCTGAGCTTAAGGTTGCATATGAAAAAGCCAAAGGTTCTGCATAATTTTTATAAGTCGGACTCATGGAGAACTGCTCGAGAGTTAAAGATAATGACAGTTGATAGTCTATGTGAGCGATGTGGAGCAATCGGTATTGAAGTTCACCATAAGGTGAGACTTTCAATCGATAATGTAAATGATACATCTATTAGTCTAAATCAAGACAACTTAAGAACTACTCTGTAGGGATTGTCAACAACAAAAGAGCACAAGCGCTTTAGTAAAGAAAGATAGATTCGATAAAGATGGAAATCCAATCAATCCTAAAAAACCTACAGTAAAATAAGCATTGTTTGATATAATGTTTATAAAAGAGGTATATTTATGTTCGAAGATAAGGTTATTGGATTTTCTAAAACAGAAACTCAAATTGAGTTTATTACATGGAAAGATTCATCAAAAAAGCCACTTCAAAGAATTAGTTTAGATAGAGAAGGTAAATTCTTTGTAGCTGTAGGTATTAATCCCTCAAAAGCGGACGGAACAAGACTTGATAACACAAATGTAAACCTTATAAATATCCTAAGTGAAGATTTATGGAGAGATTATAAAGGATATTATTTGACCAATTTCAGTCCAATAATGAAAACTGATGGATTTAAGAACAATGAAATTAATGAAATGGATGTTAGTTTCATGGTTTCAATTTTGAATGAAGCTTTTTTCTAATAAATTAAGAGTCGTCCTTTTTTACGGTAGAAACTCAAAAACGAAATATAGCAAGGCATTTACAAAAGATTTCTGTTGTATTCTTAGAAAAACTATCTACATCAGATAACCTATTTATAACCTATGAATAAAAATAATAATTTCGCTCATGGTAGAGCCAATAAAAGGTGTAATAGAAATACAATGATTAGTTATAGAGATCAAATTGGTACTCCCCCCTACCACAAGTTGTTATACAGATGATGGTACCGTACGAGGGTGGCAATTAAAAAACGGAAGCAAGTTTTTTTGAAATACTGAAAAAGGTTGGTGAAAAATAGTAGATGGCTAAGAAAAACTACAATATTACCATTACAAAAAAGGATAAACTCGACTCTCATTTAATCACAATCAATGAAAAAATGACTCTCTTTCGGTATCGACCAATTAATAACTACACTATCAAGCAACTTCTAGAAAACAAGATAACTCTAACTAGACCAGATGCATTCAATGATCCATATGATACTAGTTTTGTAGTTGATATTGAAAAACTTTCTAAATTTTTTGTTGAAAACTTTTCTACCGATATTTTAAATGAATACGCCAAAAGTATTGGATTAAATACCAAAAACCCATACAAGATTTCTGAATATTGGATTAAAGATCTATATGAATCAAATCAGAAATTTTTGAGACAACTTTTCATAGTAGCTTGTTTTTCTGAGAAAGTGGATAATGAAGTTATGTGGGCCCATTATGCAGATAATGGTAAAGGATTTTCATTGGAATACTTTTATAAGGATCTAATTACTGTTAAAGATTATCACAATCAATTCGTAAAGGATATTAGCTTAGAACTTCTTAAGCAGTTCCCTGTATTATCGGATTCACTAGAAAACTTTAATCAGCAAGATTATTCTCAGTATGGAATATACAAAGTAATCTATAAAAACTCAAAATACGACGGAACTGAATTATTGAAAAACTCACTTGAAGTAGCATTAAATGGAATGAGCGATTTCAATACTACATATCTAGATTTGTTGAAAAAATATAAAGAGAACAATGTTAATCTGTACACTCCTGAGAATTTAAAGATCATGTCAGACACAATTGTGTTTACCAAAAAAAAGGCATGGTCTTATGAGAATGAATGGCGTATGCTCCTCCCCAACTTACTAATTGATTTTGCAAATATTCAAAAGCAACATTATACTATTGACTTTGAAGTGTATCCTAATGCAGTATACCTTGGTGAATTTGCAGAAGTTTCTACTAAAGTAATTATCTATAACTATTGCTACACAAATGGAATACAGTTATACCAGATGTTTTCAGATTTACGCAATAAAAAATACCGATTAAATAAACGTGAAGTAACAAAGGCTCAAATGCTGAGTTTCTTGAATCAAGCAAAATAAAGTATCTAATCACTAAGAGGCGACTTCGGTCGTTTTTTTCTTGCTATTTTCTCTCTTTAGAGTGATATATATTACTAACCTTAGGAGGTACTTGTCATGTTCAAAATTGGAGACAAAATCAGAATCATCGATATGAAGGGTGAAGATCATTATAACGGTAGAGAAGGTGTCATTGAATACATCGATGGACTCGATCAACTACATGGCACCTGGGGAGACTTAGCAATTATCCCAGAGGAAGACTTAATTGAGGTAATTAACAATGACATGCAGCTTGTGTAATAAAGAAATCTTGGGTGACTCACACAACGCACACCCAATCGGAAACGAAGAGTGCTGTTCAGAATGCAACAGTTCAAGAGTGATTCCGCTTAGATTGTTTCTAAGTGGTATTTATCAAAACAAAGCATTAGTATTAAATCCCGATAATTCAATAGCTTTTATAAAACCAAGAGGTACAGCATTCGAACTGGATGAACTTCAAGAACAAGTCAAAGGATACATCGAGGTATACCCTTTGAGAATCCCTCGTCATATTGTTTTGGTTAATGAAGAAGGCTTGATACATAATATGGAGTTCAATAACCTAGCAAGTAGAGTCTTTGGAATGAAGGCAGTAGGACCGGTCATGATATGTCCAGAAGCTATATTTGAGTGAGGTGCTGTTGTGTACAAAATTAAAAGATATCAATATAGAACTAGAGCGACTACGGTCGCTTTTTTCGTCCGTTGACGAAACCAAAACTCAACTAGTAGATAACCTACTTGAGCAAGCAGCATTTATGAAGGTTGAACTTGGAATTCTTCAGGAGCAAATTAGAAGGCATGGTGCAGTTCAAGTTTCAAGTAAAGGTGCTCAAAGACAGACAGAAGCTGCAAAATATTATACTAAGCTCATTAATTCATATGGGACAGTCATCAAAACACTGAACTCAATCATGGGTAAAAATGTTATTGATGGTGATGATGCATTCGATGAGTTTCTTAAGAAAGCAAACACCTGATGAACTATCTCATTGAATATCACCGCCAAATAGAAGATGGAAACATCCTGGTTGGTGAAGAACTAAAAAAACAACTAGATATATTACTCGAAGATCTAGAGAACCCAAGATACGTTTTTGATGAAGCACCAGGAAATCTTCGAATTGATTTTATAGAAACCTTTTGTAAACACACAAAATCACCATTTAATGGTCAACCATTTATACTTGAACTATGGGAGAAAGCAATTATCCAGGTAGCTTATGGATTCAAATTGAAGGATTCTGGTCTGCGTAGATTCAATGAAGTGATATTACTCATTGCACGTAAGAACGGAAAGACAACTTTTATTGCTGGTATAGACCTTGCTGAGTTCTTTTTATCAAAAGGTGGTGTTGATATCGTCTGTGCTTCCAATACAAGTGAACAAGCCAATATTCTCTTTGAGGAGATCAACAATATGCGAGAGCAATCTCCTGCACTGTCTAATGAGAAGCGCAGTAAAAAGAATATCTTCTTTATCTATTCTCCTAGGACAAAAAATAAAATCAAAAAATTATCAGCTCAGAGTAGAAACAAAGATGGTTATAACATTGAGGTTGGTTGTATTGATGAAGTTCAC